ATCATCTGTTCTCGCAAATCAGCCTCCATCTGTCTCAACTGGGTGAGTACAAGGGTACGCTGCAAGGCACGCTCTGCCAGAGAGTCTGCCCCGTCATAGACTTCCTCTTTGGACTTGCGCTCTTCCTCATGGTAGTAGTCTTGGATCTGCTGCATATGCCGCATGAATTCACCCAAGCGCTTTGCAATGTCTCCCATGACCTGGTTGGGATCATAGGCCGCGACTTCTTGCACCCGCTTTTGTTCAGCAACGATCTGCTTCTTTTGCTCTTTGGTTGGGTTTGGCCCAAACATGCCAGCGATCTCGTTGACGATCTTCTTAACGTCACCAGCAGTATTCTTAACGTCCTTGTATGTGGCAATGCCCTGCTTAATTGCAGAGAATGCGCTAGAGGCCATAAGCAGGATGCTGATTGGGTCCACATCTTACAAACCAAAGATCTTTGCAAACAGCGATGCAGCAGCTCCAGGACCCAGCAAGACGGCCACGATCACGGCATAGAGCAAATACTCAATCTTGGTCATGCGCTCTGAACCCTTTGCAAGAGAGTCAGAAATGAATTTCATCCTCTCTGTGCAGATGGCCTCATGCACTGCCAGCCTGGTCTCAGTGGAGTCAGACATTCCAAGGCACGCCAGTGGCTTTGACAGGTGCTTTCTGTTCGGCAATCTGAGCCTCCAAAGAAGCCTCTACAGCCGCTTTATCCACACCATTGGCCCATATCCATCCTAAGACAGTTTCCTTTGTCAGAGAGGCGTAGGGAATGGTTGCAGTGCCATCACTCCATGAACAAGTGCTATACACAGATGCAGAGTAATCCCCATCTGTTGCAGTGGCTTGGAAATGTGCGGTAGTGACAAAACCATCAGAGGTTTGTCGGTCAAGTTGAGATATGTTCCAAGTAATCATGTTGACTCCAAAGCGGTTATACGGGCGGTGAGGGTTGTGATGAGGGCTTGCTGTTCTTGGACAAGTGCAACCAAGTCTGCCATTACTTCAGCAGTTGATGCTTGCATTGATTGGTGCTTTGGCTTTCCATCAGCGTCAACAGCATCTTTTTCCCCAATTACTGATGCTGGATATGATTGTGCAAACTCATGTGCCAAAAATCCCCGAAAATCAGAACCATCTGTTTTCCATACGCCTTGTTTTGGTTGCAAAGCCATAAGGCGTTCTTTGTATCCTGTAACTGCTCCAGAAATTTCTTTCAAACGATAATCAGATGTGCCGCCATAAGTAACGACAGTTCCGTTAGTTGTAATGCCGCCAAGAGATGTATAGGTAGAACCTGCAAAAAATGTGATTAGATTTCGCGTAGCACCTGTTCCAGAGTTCCAAACCAAAATTGCTTGTGAAGGGCCGTCTGTTGTTTTAAATGTTGCCGTGTTTGCATTACTTGTTGCGCCAAAAGATGATTCATTAATTAAAGCACTTGTAGTCCCCACCAGCAAGCGACCGCTGGAGTCAATACGGGCGCGTTCTGCGTTGTTGGTAGCAAAAAGTAAATTGGCATTAGCGCCGTTATTTATAGATGCGTCACCACTACTATTAAATTGCCCCCAAGAAAAAGTACCTGTTGCGCCTGTGTATAAATGGTTTGGTTGGTTTGAAGAAGCAAGCGACAAAACAGTAGAGGGGCTTGTAGTACCAATACCCAAACGACCACTAGCATCAAGCGTCATTGCTTGGGTGAAGGTGATGGCGTTACCTGCTGTGCCTGATGGAGCGTTGTACCAGCGATGCTGACCGTTTACTTGATAGTAATAACTTGCTAAGTTTGTTGTTTTGTATATAAAGTTGCTTGCTGTGTAATACCAGTTTGAACCAATAATATTGCCGTTACCAGCAGAAACAAATGTTCCACCAGCGGGGGCTTCAATTACAGCAACTCCATAGCCACTCCAAGCACTAGGCGTAACACCCAATCCCATATTTCCAGCACTGTCCAAACGCATAGCCTCCGCACCGCCTTCAGCAAAGGCAATGGTGTCAGCCGCAGGGAAGAAGATGCCCGTGTTGGTGTCGCCATCATTGGTGATCGATGGGGATGCCGCAGACCCATCAGCAAACTCAACAGTTGCCGATCCAGTGACGGTCAACGTCCCTGCCACCGCCAGCGTCTTGCCAGCTCCGACATTCAAGCCAACGCTGGTGCCTGTGCCAGCAGCCGCAAAGACTGCGTCAACGCTGTCAAGGTCAGTATTGATCTTGGTTCCCCAAGTGTCAGTGCTGGCCCCCACCTCGGGCTTGGTCAATAAAAGGTTGGTCGTTGTCGTATCTGCCATTTTTTACCCCTATGCGGCCTGTTGCCACGATGTTGAATTGTCTGCGATCTGAGTCCAGGTTTCACTGGTGTCTGACTCTGGAGTCCACGTCTCTGCCGTGTCGGATACCGGGTTCCACGTCTCTGGTGTATCTGACTGGGCGGTCCAGGTTTCGCTTGTGTCGGGCACTGCACCCCATCCAAACCCAACCATGGTCCCAACAGATCCAACTGCCTCATTTCCGATTATCGCAACTGAGATGACGTTTGACACACTGCCAACTTCACCAGTCCCAGAAACACCTGTGATGGCCTGGAATGAGATCACCTCTGCCGACATAGTGCCAACAGCACCAGTGGCAGCGTTGCCAGTTGTGGCCGTGGACCGGGTTACCCCAACAGAGTCCACTGCACCAGTGGCCGCATTGCCACTGAGGTCGATTGACCTGGCAGGCGCGACAGTGCCCACGGCCAGTGTGGCCGCATTGCCTGTGACTGCTTTGGATGAATCTGGCGCCAGCGTGCCAACGGCACCAGTGGCTGCATTGCCGGTGATGGCAATGGTGATGGTGAGCGTGACGGTTCCGACATTGCCGGTGGCAATGGTTCCATCTTCTTGAATTGATCTGCTGGCTAAGACGCTGCCAACGGCACCAGTGGCCTGGTTGCCACTGATAACGACATTGCCTATGCCGTAGACGCCCCTGCCGTAATAGCCTGTGCCGTAAGCAGCCATGGTGCTGCCCCTGCGTTACGCCAGCCGTATCAGGCCGGTGCTTGCATCATTGGTGGGCATGGTCAGCGTGAAGGTTCCAGCAGTCACGGTCTGGCTGCCGAAAGTGTGGACGCTGACTGCCTTGTTTGACTGGGTCGAGTTATAGATCAGGACCGCATCAAAGGCCGTGGAAAGGGTCACTGAGCTGTAGCTGATGCTGGCGCTGGGGGTAACGAATGCCGTGGTTCCAGACGTGCTTGGAGCCGTGCCAAAGGTCACTGTGACACCGCCAGCAGAGTACCCGGTCCCAGTCACCTCACCAGTGGAGCTGTAGGCCGTGGTGGACGCATTGACGGTGGCGCTTGCCAGGTACAGGGCAGCCTTGAAGGTGTCTGCCGTGGTGGCAGCTCGGACAACGCCAGTGCCAAAGTTGTGGTGGCCGACAAGCAGCTCACCCTTAAAACTGGTACACATTGCCTGAGTATTCGCCATGATTTAACCCTCAAATTTGTTGACTGATGCCTTCGGCAAAGACGCCGCGCTTAAGCACCATGTTGACTGATCGATGGACCAACTCACCCTCATGCCAATACTCAACCCAGCTCGTTGTCTCGGTGTCAGTATCAATGGACCCCTCACGCTTTTCCAGCAGTGACTCGTCCATCTCGCCCTTGGTTGTCGTTACCATTCAATCACCCAAATGTTTTTGCCCTGGTCAGCAATGCACCGCCACTGGTTGAACCTCGATCATCTGCAATCTGCAACTGATCAAGCCCTGCCTGATACAGCGCTGACCACACTGTGATTCTCGCATCATCTTGCAGGTAAGGCGCAGCCTGGAGCAATGCACCGTAGAGGTAAACGTCAGGCGCTTGAGCCAGCAACCAGTTGGTTGTCACGCTGGCTGACAACTTGGTCAACTTTGCGTAATAGGCCAACTCGGCAGTGTAGGCACTGTCAGGGATCGGCAGCACTCGGATCTGGCCGCCCACAATGCCAAAGAAGATCGGCACGCCGCTGGATCGGTACTGCACGCTCAGGTTGTCGAGTGAATCAATCGTCTCAAAGCCCAAAGGCGTGACGGGGTTTGTGCCGGTGAGCTTGATGGACTTTGTCTCCAGAAAATCATCAGGCACCGCGCTGTACTCAGTGGCAATCGACGCCGTGGATCTGACGATCATCTGCCGGGTGCGCAGTTGACGCTCAATCTGAGCCTCGGCCAGCGCAATGAAATCAGGAATGACCGTTGTCAGGTCAGTGCGGTTGAGCCAATCGCCAACTGATGTTTTCAGCTCGTTGTATGTGGTGAGTGCCATCAGCTTGCCTCTTTTTCCATTTCCTCTTTAACTATCCAGGTGTGCTCATGCTTGAATTCAAACGTGCCAATGTGGCCGATCTCTTTGCTCACGTCATGGTCAATATACACCTTGAACCCAAGCTCTTGCGCCTTCTTGCAAAAGAACACGTCCTCGCCCATGTAGCCTCGGGTGTCGTACTGCCAAGGCATATCGAACCAGGGTTCAGACATACCCTCAAAGACGTTGCGCTTGATCAGCATGATGCCGGTGCCAACGCTGCCAACCTCTTCAAGACCAGTTGATTCTGGCATCGAATAGACGGGTTTGCGCTTGCCGTTCTCGTCATAGTTTTGTGCGGTTGGACCTGTGGGCATCCTGCGCCTTGCGCAGTTGGCCGCAACCAGGTCAACGTCATGCTTGAGCAGTCGCTGGATCATGTCCTGTGGAAAGGTCATGTCTGAGTCAATGAACAGCACATGCGTGCAGCCCTCGCGCATGGCATCCAGACACAAATCAGCACGCTGGTTCTGAATCAGCGTGCCCTGCAACAGTTTCAGACTTATGGCATCAGTGGTGTTGAGCGTGTGATACGCCACCATGTTGACCATGCAGTAGGTGTAGTTGGTGTGGACTTGGTCACGCGCTGGCGTGCAGACTGCAATGTAATTCATACTTGGCCTGGCCTCACGCGAAAGAATCGATTGTCTGGATCATTGAGCCACTTCTTCATGTAAGCCTGGTCATCGAGCTTGCCTTCAGCTTTCAGCTTGTAATACAAGGACTCTGGGATGCTGGCGACATGATGCCACTCGCCGGTCCAGTTTGCCTTGTTGTCAATCGCTGCAAAGTCACGCTTATTGGCCTCGATCACGTCAGTCACGTCTTGACTGGTCTGGATCGTTGTCTCTTCAGTATCTGGGTTGAAGTGCCAGGTGCGCGTGATCCCCTTGTCGGGGCTTACATCAAGAATTCTTTTGTCCATGTAAGTGGGGCCAGGTTTCCCTGGCCCCTTCTCC